GGTAGTCTTATCCTTACCACTATAGATACGATGAACATTCTCTTCTACATCAAATCCATACTCATCAAAATCTTTATAGAGTTGTTCGACTAGACTTGTTGTTGGAACAACTATAAGTATCTGTTTATCGCCATAGTTATCCATGTACCATTGTATCAGATTATAACAGATAAAGGATTTACCCGAACCTGTAGGGGACAATAAAATCGCGCGTTTTTTCTCGATGCCGTGTGACACTGCTTCGTACTGATAATCGCGTAGGGGAAAGGGTAACTTCAAACTCTCTTGAAACTTTACGAGGGTTTGGTGGTCTACTTTATTTCTCTGAGCAGGATGTCCATAGTCGGTCTCCTGTAATCGTAGGGGATACATTCGGTCACTACAAAACTTACGCAAGTGTTCATACAAACCCACATTGAGTTCGCGCGTGACCTGATTGAATAACTTGATTTTGCCATCCCACTTTTTGTTCTTGTAGGCAGGTACATATCTATAGTTAGGTACAAAGAAAGAAAAGTATTCGCGTAGTTCTGGTATCTGATGCGCTTCCGCATCAACCAACATCATGCTATGATTTTTGAGTCCCACCGTTATTGTATTTGGCAGTGTATTCTCTGTCTCTGGCATTTTCTTCTATAAACTTATATCTTAATGTTTCAAATATTTCTTCACGTCTATTTTTATCAACGTAGTTATTATCTATAAGAAAATTAACTCTTTCTTCCGCGAATGCTTTTGCTTTATCATTTTCAGTTGCTCCGGGTTCAATCGCATCTAAACTCATTACGCACCTGCCTCAAGTTGTCTCCATCGAATAATATTACCTATGGTAGTATGTCTCCAATTAAGATTATTCATAATACTTTCTAAAGTTTCTACAGTTGTTTTTAGATACTGAATGCGTATCTCACTGTCCTGTATTTCTTTGTCAGCATCGTAGTAGTACTTCTCTAGGTCACCCTTCAATACTTTCAAACCATTAAATGGGTCGGGTGACCAGTTCTTTGACTTCATAGTCTCTTCGTCCATCTTCCCGTTGTACCATAACCACTTATCTTTTAGCAGAGACTTCTGAGAAAACTCTGCTTTCTTTAATCGTAGTTTGGTTAGAGATAGGTATTCAAGATACTTGGCATGCATCTTAGGAGTGTCCATACTTGTTTTATCAAGTTGATGTTGATGTATAATTGAGTCCTCTTTCCACTCTGCTAATATGGATTCTAAATTTATCATTAATATACCTTTCTGATATAACCTTTATTATATATTATTTTGCGTAAAAAGTCAAGTATTATTTATTTTAGTATCTTTATTATATATAAATAGAAGTACAGATATAGGAATTAAAATGCCACAGAATGCAGCGACACTTAAAACTCAAATAAAAGATGCTAGTCTTACAACGAATATTAACTACTTACAACCAACAGGGTTTAGGATAAGTATTGATAGAAAAAGATATCCTAATTTAGAGTTCTTTTGTCAGTCTGTAGAACACCCATCAGCATCAGTAACAAATCAGGATATGGATTTTCCGAGAGGTAAGATACCTGTTCCTGGAACTAAGATGGAGTTTTCAACTGTTTCGTTCACTATTCTCCTTGATGAAAATATGGAATCATATAAAGAAATGTTTGATTGGTTACAACGTCTCGTAAATTCACAATTTGAAACTGCTGAAAAAAGAAGGACTGCTATTCCAACTTATTCAGATATAACATTATCTATCTTATCAAGTCATAACAATACTAATAAACTAATTAAGTATCATGATTGTATACCGACATCATTAGGTGCTATAAGTTTTTCTTCAAGCGGAGAAGGAGGTTATACATCTTTTTCTGCAGAGTTTGACTATTCTGAATTCGAACTACTTTAAATAGAAGTTCCTATAGTACGTCTTTCAATGTCATCGTGAGCAAACTCTGCCCAGTAGAGTTCAAACGCAACGCCATCTTGAACACCTTCGAACTGATGTATCTTTCCTGGTTTTACTTGACAGAAATCTCCTGCGGTTAGTATTGTTTCATCAACAAGACCATCCTGTTCTCCGTCTTGCCATACACGAACAATCATAGTACCCCTTTCAACAAAGAAACCATTCCATTTATGTTTATGTAAATGTTCGGAACACTTATATCCCTTTTTAAATTCGATACGATGAAACTCTAATACACCATTCGCGTGTATCAGTTCTGTGTTTCCCCAAATCTTTCCTGCCTTAGTTCCCACTAATCTTCACCTCTGAGATACATTTCTCTCTCTTCATCTTCTTCTTCAGGTGTCATAGCAGTATACCCGCCACAATCAATATCGACACTTGTCATAAAGACAAACAGTATGGTTCCAAAACCACCAATCATTAATCCTAAAAAAAACTCAAACATTATTTACTCCGCTACTTCTGTTAACGTAATAGGTAAACTACAATATTGCTCATAATCTACCAATTCCCATAGGTCATCAAAGTACAGTTTCTCCATGCTTTCATCTAGTTCTTCACCAGATTGACGGTCTTTTATAACCATAGAGTAAGCATCATCTGCGCTTAGAAACTCAATATTCCCAAACTCTCTCTCAAATAATATAGTACCTCTACTATCTTTATCTATATAGCGATTTAATAAGTCTAGTTCTGTTTGAGTTTCTGGAGTAACATGTATTTCAGCACTTTTATATGCGGTTGTGACTAGGTATACTTTCCCTTCTTCGCCATTATAATACTCATCGACTTCTTCGAATCCGTTATGAGGTACAGAGATACGGTATGTTTTATTAATTTCTATCTTAGACATTCACCACTCTTCCTTTTCCAATCCACTCAATCTCTTCGAACTTATCTTCATAAGTACGACCATCAACCGTGAACCCTTCGGCATGTCTTTCTGCAAGGATATACTTAACTGCTTCCCTTGCTGTTTCAAATCGTTTCCAATTTTCTTTTCTTGTGTTCAACTTTAATTTTATTTCATACATTTTCATTATACATTTTCCTTTCTGTTTTGTATTTCTGTTGTCAAATCTTTTATAACTTTTGAGTTGTAACTACTAGTTCCATATTCCTTTAGAAACTCAAAATCAAACCCATCAAATTTCTCCACGAGTTCTTTATATCTGCGCTCGAGTTCGAAAGAAGTATTAAAACATTCTTGTACAAACTCTTCCTCTTTAATATAACCTAATACCAATGCCATTATGCACCTCCTGCAAAAAGAAGACTGGCAAGCATTGCTTCATCTTCGTATGAAGACTCAGACTCCGACAAGAACTCTTCATAAGAATCCTCGATGTCCGCAATGCGTTCGTCTCTAGAGGTATTTTCTATTTCATTAACTGTCGCCTCGAACTTCAAGAAAGTTGGGTCATCAGAAAGGTCTTTAAAAAGTCCTAACGTTATTCCTTCTTTGACTGATGCTTCAATCTGTTCTTCAAGAGTAGGTTCTTCTACATATTCGTAAGTTTCGTTTTTCATAAGGTTTCCTTTCATTTATTAACTTATATTATCACTATACCTTATGCAAACTAAAAAGTCAAGCACTAATTTCACTTTTTTTCACTTTTTTTCACTTTTTTTTTAAACAAAAAAAAGGGAGACCGAAGTCTCCCCAAAAGAATAAATCTTTTAACAGTTTATTAGAGTTTTATCCTATGATAAGACGTTGTCAACTCTGAATATTCTGTAGTACTGGTTAGTTTTAACTGTACCTAAACCAGCAGAAGAACCAGTTACATATGGGTTTGATGCCATACCATAACGAGTCTTGAAACCGATTTTCGGAGCAAAAGTTGCTTCTGATACTGCTTTAACCATTTGTAGTGGTACGTATGGACAATAGAACACACCTGAGTCATATGGGTTTGAACCTTTGTAACCTACTGTTACATAGTCTGCTTGTGCATATGGGTCGATGTATACTTTTGTACGTCCGTTTAATAGACCAGCAAAAGTGTTACCTGTGTCATCTACCTGTAGGTTAGATGCGATAGCAGGTGAGTAGTCAAGAGTTCCAGCAGCGGCGAGGGCAGTAGCAACATCGGATGAACAGATGATTACGTTACCTTTACCACGACGAGTTTCTTTAGCAATTACGTTTGCTTCTCTGTCGATTTGTACTGTGAGACCTTTATACTTCTCTGCACTCCAACGACCATCAGCGTCTGCTGCTAGGTCAAATATACCATTTTTGGTTATACCTGCTTGTAAGCAACCAGTTTTCGCTTGTGAGTTAATTGTTCTGATAACTTCGCGGTTAATTTCAGCAAGGATTTCAGTTGACAATATGTTTGCTAACTCTGTTTCAGCGTCTAGACCGTGGATTGCTTTAAGGTCTTGTGCGAGTTCTAAAGAGTACTCTGCTTTTAATGCACGTGACTTAGCAGTAACAGTTTGCTTTTCAATGGTGAAACCCATTTCTTCAAACTCACCACCACCTGATGAACCTAATGCTTCAGCAGTTGCGGTAGTCATACCAGCAGCAGCAAGAGCAGTTAAACGCATAGCGTCTGCTGAGTCGCCTGATGGAGCAATACCATTGAAACCA